TTCACACAGGACGAAGGCCTGAAACTGCTCTTGCATAGCAATAACTTCTTCGTGCGATCCGCCAACGTCCGGATGAAGTTTTAGCATCAGCTCTCTGTAGAGTTTTGTGCCTTGCTTCATTGATTTACATTCCTTGAAATAATCCTTCATAATGACCTCAACCAGAGGAATCTATCTCTTCTCGAAAGCCGCACTTTCTGCATACAGCTCTTGATAGGCAAGGGTGGTTCGTGGGCATGCCTACCATTTCATGCTCGCACCCCCAGCGGTACCACACAGGCTTCCTGCTGCTCCAATCATATCGCAATCCAACTCCTGCCACTGGTTTACTGTTCTCACAGTAGTCTATCGGGAACAGGTAGATAGGTTCGTTCTTACCTTTCGTATCCGGCAGGTAGCACTGTTTGTACACTACATTACCGAATCCGGTAGTACCATAGGCGAACAGTTTTGTGTTCCACAGCTCCCGATCGTCGATGATGCGCACATTGTACGGCGGCAGATTGAAGTGCTCAGGTAGATAATCTATGCCAGCCACTTCAGGCCTCCTCAAATAGTTCCGATTGGTTCCGGCTCTCTGAGCAATCCGCCTCAAAATACGCTACAGTCCTTTCTTTCTTGATGAGCTTGCACCGTGCATCCGAGAACTGAATCTTGACGTGGCACTTGATTGTGTCATCCCCGACTTCGATATTTGATTGGCCTATCCAATAGAATGCTCCCTTACTGTCGGAAAAATCCCTTTGGAATCTCGGAATATTGAAGGCCTTGCGAAGTGCTTTCATCATAGGCCGTGCGTCCTCCAGTTGCAACTTCTCCTTTGTGTACACTGGATAGAACTCCATGTCAACGTTATATACAGCACCACACTTTTCTGTTGTGTAGTAGTACGAGTGAATGTACATATTCACGCCCTTTGGTACTACCTCATCAATATGCGATTCAGAAAACATGGACTCCGCCATGTTAATAAGGCGGTGCGTTCTGGAAGACAGTGCTACGTCCCTGGATAGGTCAGCATGTCTCCTGTTGATCTCCTCCGTTGCTTTAATGAGATATTCGCTTTCGGTTATTCCTACCATCTTGGCCTTCCTTAATAGTAGTTGTTAGTTCCTCCAAGAGCTGCCGTACTGCCTTCAGTTCTCGGAGTATGTAGATTGATGTGCCAGTAAAGAAGTTCAGTTCCTCAGCAGTCAGTACATTGTGCACACGGAATGCTTCAGCAGATGTGAGTTGTGGGGCCTTACACTTAGTGCAAAGCCCCTTCTCCATCCCGTTCCATGTGCTGCATCTGCCGCATCGCCACTTCAAGGCACCGATGTTGCTTATCGTGTTGCTCATAATAGATGTGCATCAGCCTCGTCTTGCGCTTCTTCGTCCCTGTAGTGCCAAATACCACAGGTGGGGCACTGCTCAATATGCTCAGACTCTACTCGAATCCTTCGCAGAACCACGACGCCAGCATTAGGATAGGCTTCGTGCACTTCGTACACTTCGATAAACCTACGCTTCAGCTCAAGATTCTTCTCCACTGTTATCTTCACTATGGAGTGCGTCTTTAATTCCATCTTTGTTCATCCTCTGCGCAATCTTCTTCTCAAGAGTCTTGACCTTACGAGACAGCCAGCGGTACTGCGCACTATTCTGTGCAGTATCTTCAACGCACCATGCGTAGCCGCCGCCCCCACTGTCGTAGACTAACACCGGACGCCCGGTGTCAAGCTCGAACGATTGCTGTGCAGTAACGACCAGTTCGTTTACGTTGTCCAGCACCATCTGAGCTTGCTTATTCGTGACGTCCGGTGGAATGTCCAGTTCAGCAAGCAAGTTCGAGTCGTGCAAGAGCAACTTCCCCATGAACCGGGGCAGCGTTCTTGCTCTTGCCATCAGAATCCTCCGTACTCTCTCTCGATATCTTCAATAGATACCTTGGTGCTTGTAGTGTTCTTGGTGTTCTCCTTGATGACCGCATCGACTCGATCGAACCATTTCCTTGGGATCACGCCCTCGTCCTTGAGCTGCTCGAGCACCTTTGCATACGAAGGTCTCGGAGAAATCCACATGAGCACCTTGACGCCCTCAAGCTCCCACTCCTTCTTCGGCTCTTCGTCACTGATCTGAAGGCCTTTGGGAACTACCTTGTCGATCAGGAACTCCTTCAGCGCATCTCTGCGCTTCTCGAGCGACTTGATCAAGTTGATGATGTCACTGTACTGCTCTCCAGCATCACGTACAGTGGAAGGGAACTGATATTCCCTCTTCTGAACTGCATCAGCCATATTATGGCCTCCTCAAAAAGTATTGAAGCATATAGCTTCACAAAACGCCCTCCGCAGAGGGCGCAGAGTGCAGCTAATGCTAGATTTAAGAGCCGTTCCGAAGCAAGCCTGCTTTCGTAGCGCAGATTCCTGCTTCTGCGTAACTTGAAAACTTCTGCATATCTACACAGACTATCTGTGCAGAAACAACGTTGTCGCCGTTCACGTCTTTTACAACACCGTAGGATATTGTGAACGGATACACAACCGCAGATTCGTTGTCAGATGGCACTATCTGCAATGGGAGGTTCGTGACACTTACTGGATGGAGCAGTGCTTTCTCAATATTTTCACTGAGGTTTCCAAGGCTCATGCTTGCTACCAGACCGCCAAGCACCTTTGTAATTATTCCAAGTGGAGTGCTCACCTTGATAGCCAATGCACCGCTTTTCTTGGTGCCGATTCCCATAGGCACAGTCCTTAGCAAGCTGTTCTCGCTGTTGGGATCAAGTATAGAGATCATTATGTGTATACGCGACTCGTCATACTCCATATCTCTGGTATTGCACACCTTTAGTGTGCCATTCCTCAGCAGACCCAGCAACTCAGTTGGTGCATATACTCCTCTTGGTCCTACTAAGTCGTGCTCTGCTATCCAGAAACAGAAGGATTCAAACTGCTCCTTCTGTTCGTCTGTAAACTTCTCGACCTCGAGCGCCTCAGTAATCATCCGCTCGATAGCATCCTCATTAGGCATAGGAATCTCCATCTCGTCCTGCATCTTCATCAGCTCTTTTCGCATTTCATCCCTGGTCATGGTCAAGCCTTCCCTAAAATATGCTTGACGAACTAACAGTTGTACAGTTCGTCTTCTTCGATGTCCAGAGTCTCCTCACAAATAGCACAGGCCTGTTGTAAGGACACCTCGTCCTCGAAAATCGGGGTCACGTCGTCTTCTGTCAGGCCTAGTATTGCTTCTAAGCAATGCAAGCAGACGATCGCACTGTCGAACTCGTACGCTACAACTCTGGTCTTGGTCCTCATAGGAACCCTCCGGTTTTATTTGGGCTGATAGCCCAGCAAACTGCTCTGTTGCCAGAGCAGAATGCCAGGATGTCAGACCTCAGACACCAACCATTGGTCCATGGTCTCTGCTATGTGCTCCTTAATATCGTTGTAGTTCCTTCCAGACACATTGACTCTGAAGTGCCCGCTGAACGATGGCGTGACCTTGATCGTATGTGAGGTCCATCCAACGTAGAATCCTTCAGGACTCAAATGGTGGAACTCCGTATGGAAAACGAGCTGTTCTCCATTTGAGGACAGAATAGACTTGTCGAGGTCAATCCAGATACCTACGTCGAACCCACTTCCGTGTGGTGCTGTTTTCATGATCCTTAGAATAGCTTTATTGGCCTCTTCGATCATTTCCTTAGACTCTCCGACCTCTATTCTGTACTTTCGAGATCGAACCCAGTGGTTCAGTTCCTTGTACAATTTCATACAGGATAGTTCCTCCCGGTTATGTTCCAGTACTCTATGTGCGTGGCCGCATAAAACTTTTCTCTATCGAAGTTTGCGTACTTCTCCTGAAGTATGGCCGCTATAACATTCCTCGTATGGCGCCACACAGTGTGTGCTGCTACTTTGTGTGCAGGCGGCTCACTACGAGCAAATCCGAACGCAACTACCTCGTAATCTCTCTTTGTCATATTTTGCTCCTTTGGCATCGTCAAGGCTCTTTAGGGAAGGCGGTTACCTGCTGGGATAGCCGCCGCCATTCGCACTGTTACTTGTCAAGGTCTTTGTAGACCTCGTAGTCCTCGTCTTTCAACTAATTGTTTTCGCTCAGTCTGTTGTGCCATACCTTCACTCCTGTCGCACCATCCGAGGTGCGATAGATTTTTCCATCCGCCTTGTGCAATGCAGCAAAGCAATCAAGGCAGAAGCCTATTTGTACTCCGTTGATATCTGCGTTCCAACGGTGGTACTTACTCTTGCAATTCGGGCACCGATCATAGCGAGTCTCGGCCCAGTGGATTGCCAAGGTCAGGCTGCGGTCAAATTCTATACCAGCAGATATGGCACGACGAAGCAGTTTCCTAACCTCAGGATCATCTAAGCTTCCCAGCGAGACCTCAGCAACCTCCACGTTCTTAGTGGTAGTGTTGTAGGTCATCATAATTGTGTCCTCCGTGAATAGTATTGTGTGAGTCGGCAGGATTGCCGGCCTCATTATCGAAGTCAAATACGTCAGTCTTGACTGCTAAAATCAGGCCAGTGTGGATAAAAAAAGGCAACCGCCCCATTTGGAGCGATTGCCTTTACCGGTTAAAACTGAAAGATCGGAGCGGTTAGAGTTATTTGGTCTTTTCGTCTTTCTTTTCGGATTCCTTTTTTGCTCTGGCCTTGATTTGGTACGATTCCTGGTTTTCGATTTTTGAGAATCCCATTCGGAGTACGTATGCCAGTGTATACTGGCTCTCACGTACCAGTTCGAGTGCGTCCTTGTCCGACGTAGTTTTCTGGGAGTGAATCGTCTTCAGCCGATCGGAAAGCACCTTTTTGGTGGCTGCGTCCGGAGTTATGTCGATCAACTGCTTAAGGGTTTTTTCCTCCGCAGTCTCACTTTCCTGCAGCGCGGCCTGTGCCTCCTGAAGATAGCTCAGGTTGTCGATTTCATCCTGAGTGATCCCGTCAATCTTCGTTACGTCTTGCTTTGCCATGTAATGGCCTCCCGTGAATTGGCTTGCATCGGCATACACCGATACAGATAGTATACTTGATTGCACTAGTGCTGTCAAGTATGTTTCCGGTTTTTCCTTCGCTAATCATGACCTACCGAATACCGGTATCAGCATTCAGCTATCACTATATATGTCAAAGAGCTATCAAGCTACAAAGTGTAGTGTCTCTTGATGCGATCAATTAGTTGACAAGTATGTGTATAGTTGGTATGGTTAGTGCTAATGGTATCAAGGTATCGCGTTAACTGCTTAACTTGACGAATTGCACTAGCTCGCTCTTTTGCGATAGTACTTGTCAACGGTCTCGCCGCTTGTTGAAACATCGAATACATGAATCAAGTATATAGCTGTAGCAATAGGAAACCTATCCATCGAAAGTATGATTTGACTCTCATACTAAAGTACCATGCGGAATGGATAGCAGGAACCGTGCCAAGTGTCTCCAATAATGGATTATAAGCTAATGCGTCAAGGCAATGCGTCAATAGCTTGTATAGCTCCTCCTCCCTATACGTGTATACATATATATATATAATAATATATATAATAATACGTATGTAGGGGTAGGTGTATGAAAAAGGATACAGGTGCTATGCAAAATGCATAGGGCAAGTATGCAAAATGCATAGGCCAAAGTGTATCCTTTTGTATACAGTAGGTCGAAGCCAGTTATTGACGCATTGTCATGACGCATTATCACTTGGTATGGTTATTGCTGCTGGTACAGTGTAGCAGGTGTATACTTTTTCATACAGTGCTGCGAAGGCTGAGCATAAAGGGAATGCTATATAGGAATTCTTGCATATGAGCAGTGCTTGGCATGGAACTTGTTAGTGTATAGCTGTGCAGGTATATAGCATGGAGCGAATATGCCCTTACATACCTATTCTGGTATTCGTATATATAGATACTCTCATGCGCGATGTCGCGATACCCGGCCACCCCCCGCCGAGATTTACCACCCCCCCACTAAAGGCTCTCTATATTTCACACGATTTTTTTGAAATCTGGATAGGCCTTAAGAAAGGCCGTCTCTACTTTAGCTCCTTCTCAGCCAGTGCGATAGCGGCGTCGAACAACGGAGTCTCTATCACGTCTCGACGCACCAAGCACCGAAGCTCTGATGCCGCCTCCACCAGTTCCCGCAGCACGTCCTTGCTCACCACGAGGTCGGCGCGGCGGTACTCGGGCATATCTCCGTTGTTCCGCTCTTCCGCGTACCAGCCATCGATATCTACCCACAGCCACACCCTCTCCGGTGCGTCATTCATCGGTAGCCTCCTGTGAACCACCAAGCTCGGCGTCTGTCTGCTTCCGTAGGACAGGTGACAGGTGAGCCGAATGATGCATCCATCGTGACAGCAGATTTCCGCGACGTTTGACGATTCCCAGCAACCGATACACCTCGGCGTTGAGTTCATAGAGCTTGTCGTGGTACCAGTCACGCTCTTTGACGAGAGCATCAACGGCAGCCGCAAGGTCGGTCGCGTTTTCCGCTGCCGTCCAGTCGCCCTCCGGGTCTTCGTCGAGATATACGCCATGCACTTTGCCGTCAGCGTCGCGGTTAACGTAGAGGTTATATCTGGTCATCGGTGGGCTCCTCGGAGCTTGCGCCAGTTCTCGCGGGCGACCTCTTCCGTTTTCCCAGTGGTTTTCCCGTGGCCCGGGTCCAGTATGCATGACACAACCCAGTAATCGCATTTGCTGCTCCGCCAAACCTGTGGGTCACTCCTACACCAGCACTTCGGCAGCGGCTCCTCGACTGGCAGCGGCTCCTCGGCGGGCGGCGTGTCGAGGTAGGTGTAACGAACAAAGTCATCTTCTACACCCCATGACCTATTCCACCGACCGCGCGTCCATGTTATGCATTTACCGGTCTTCAACTCCCATATGACATGCTTGCTAATATCCGTCGGCACCCCATCCCGCTCCAGCGTATACCAGCGGGTGCTCGGGGTGAGGGCGGCTGTACCAACGATTTGCCAGTCCTCATTCACAGGCATAGAGGCACAGCCCGCGTGATAATCCATGCGGCGAATCGCATCCAGCACCTCCGCATCATCCGGCACAGCAAGGCTGCGCTCGGCGGCTTCCGCGATGACACGTAGGTCTGCATCAATCATGGTACGTGCCGCCCCCTCTGGGCGTTTATAGACCGGCGCATAATCGCAATACAGCACCAACCGTTTTCTCGTCCGCTCAGTCGCCTCTCTCAGCTTCTCGTTCTCATTCATCACTTCTCCTCCTGCCAGTCTTGGCATAGATAAAAAAGGCGCGGCCAGCAACTACTCCTTGCTGACTCACGCCAAGATGTGCTACTGCTCAGGTCATGAGCCTGAAGCGGATCAGCCTCTAAGTGCCAATAGGCTCCGACAGTAACACTAAAGAATGCTCCCCGTGCTTTTCAGCCTTGCGTGGCGAAGTCGCTCATTGAGCTTCTCCTTGATTGCAAAGCCGATGGGGTACATAGCCTCGTCAAGAGAGTCCTCGTAAAAAGGCTCGTACGCTGATGTATCAAGTGGAATCTCGATCTCCACTTTTATGTTGGCGCTTGCGCCATGATCGAGTTCCTCGGTAAACTTCAGGCTGTATTTCATTTGCTCTTTCCTGTATCCTCTTGAACGTATTCAGCGACATATTGTAGGCTGCTTGCATGGTCAACGGTGAATCGACCACACCTTCGGCCTCAATCTTCCTTACGAACTCCCTCGCCCTCTTCCTGAGCCGCTTTTCTTGCTTTGAGCTCACTGTTGATCTCCTTCTCTTTTGCCATAGCGTCAGCGGCCTTTCTCTGCAAAAACTCGTTGATTTGAGATAAAGAGGGCCCGGCCGCCTCGGACCCAGGAATGTTCGAAGGATCAGATGCACTTTGGGAGGGGACATCTTGACCTTCATTGCCCAGTTTCACACGGTGTCGGGCCTCCTTTATATTTGCTATCATGTCTCGGAAGGCGTTGTGCACTTCTTGCCTTCGCTTTTCCAGAATCCCTGATCCTGCAGGTCGGCCACCGGCATGTGATAGCTGTGAAATGATGTCGATGTACAGGTCAAGGGCTTCATCCAACGAGCCCGTACGGACTGTGATTACCTCTTCTCCGTGCTCCGTGCAGAGTGTGATCGCGATTGTGAACACGATTCCGTGTTTAGTGTCCTCGAACTTCACTCGCATTGTCTCGAAGCACTCGTGATCGAATGCTACTCCTCCGAAATGTACTACCATTGGTTCTAACCTCCGCGAATTGATTGGCTGGCCCAGGAGCCGCCTTCCCTATTATGCCGGGGATCGAAAACAGCCGAACAGGTTCTCGACCTCTGGTTCTACTCCATAGACGTAGTACCGATTGTCGTCTTCGGATATAGTCCTCATAAGGGGGAAGTTGAGTTGTCTGAACTCAAATGCCTGATCTGGCCTAGACAGAATCTCTGATGACAGAGGAGTGTCGATAAAGTTCCTATCAGCGTCCATGATGAGCAGTGAATCACTGAATACGGCAACATGTATTGCGCTACCTTCCTTCGGAGCGCCCGTAGGGTGCATCCAGAAAGCCAGGTCCCCTGGCTCTGGTAGTTGTGTGCTCAAAGGAAGTGTAAGTTCCTTATGGAAGAAGTCTGCGGTGACCCTGATTCGGTATCCCATGAGCCACAGAGGCCATGAGATGGAGCCGCTACAGTCAGTCCCTATCAGGCTCTCTCCACCCCAAACGTAAGGGGTGTGCCACAGCATTCTCGTCAAGTACGCAAGCCTCTCCTTCTCTGAGGCCATCACTTCCAACTTCGACCTCAATGAATTCATAAATTGCTTGTCCTGCTCCATTTGCTACCTCCTGGGCTCTTAGTTGATCTATTGCATACTCGAATAGTGCCTTGAAATCTTTGAAGTCGCTGTCTTTGGTGACTTCAGATTTACTACGGAACACATTCTTTGCGCCGTACAAAAACTCTCTTGGATTGTAGCTATCTACGAAGAACTTTCTCGGTATTTTCGCTATATCGGGCTTTGTGAACTTCATTTGTAGCGATTCCCCAGTAGAGAGTTCAATGTCATATATGAACTCGTTCCTCCGGGTAGTTACAGTTTTCGTGACTTTCTGCACGTAGCAATCAAACTTAGTGTATATGTTCATGAGTGCTGAAGTTGTTATCCCGTTGTCCAACAGCTTTGTAGGATTGTTGGAGTACTGGCTCTTCAACGATCTATCTGCACTATCAAACATTACACCCTCCAAATAAGATGAGGCAGATACCCGTGTTACCGAATATCTGCCCCAAAACCGGAAGTATTCACGAAAGGCCCCTTGACCTTTAGTATGATCTATGGTATTGTTCAGTAAAAGGTGGCTGCGGGGCATTACTTCCCGCCAAGGATTTTAACCCCGCAGCCTACCGCCTTCCCTCAAGGCATACTATACAGGAATATGCTGGATATGTCAAGCAGAAAAGAATCAGAGATTTTGGATGTTTCTAACATTCAGTCGATCGGGGACTCTGAGGCACCAATAAATCCAGAGGACGGTTCTTGGAATCCGTACCGAGAGGTAGCAACTGAAGCAAGGGATAATTTGCTTCGGATTATGCACAATACAGCGAACGAGAAGCTCTCGAAAGAAATAGCTGTAGAGATACTTGATCGTGCAGGCGAGACGAAGCATGTAGAGCAGCGACAGGCTGTTCAGGTAAAGATTACCAACGAGCAGATAGAACTGCTTGTGGCAACAGAACAGGAGATAATACGATGAACACAAAGAGGAAAGTGTGTCCGAAGTGCTCACAGCACCTTTATCCGACACTGTTCGGGATGAAGTGCAGCAAGTGCGATTGCGTCTATCCCTACCCGACGGTTGGTGGCCTGAAAAACCAGCCCTCTGGTGTAAGTATAGGCAGCTCTGTAGAGAAAGCCTCTACTTCCTGACAAAAGCTGTACTCGGGTATAAGGACTTAACGGATCGTACGCACAGAGCGTACGCAGACTTTATTCAGAATCTCGACAACAAGCGCACACTTGATTTGCTCCCTCGCGGGTGTTTCAAGACCACAGTGGGCACTATCGGGTTTTCGATTTGGTACCTACTTCACTTCCCAGACCACTCGATACTTATAGCTAACCAAACAGAAGACAATGCACAACGAATGCTCCTCGAAATAGAGCAGCATCTTGACGGCTCAAATGCTATGATGTTGTGGTTATGGCCAGAGTATATCAAACCACATGAGCGATGGAAGCCTTGGAACTCATCGAAACTAACTGTTCCATGTAGAACTGCAATTTCAGGTGTTCCTTCTATTCAGGCCATAGGCGTAGGTAAGAGAGCTGAGTCTCTTCACTTTCATGTAATTATCAATGATGACCTGATTGGTGAGAAAGCAATGGTGTCTGGTGTGGAAATGTTGTCTGCGGTAGCATGGCACGACTACTCAGTTTCATTGTTCGTATCACCGAAAGATAACATAGAGCGAATGCACGGCACTCGGTGGTCTCTTTCTGATCTTTACTCTGTGATACTTCAGAATCCTGCATACAAGTTCTTTATTAGAGCGTCAAGAGATGTAGATACAGGAGAGCTTTTCTTTCCAGAAAGGCTTGATGAAGCTACACTGAACACGATCAGGGACAATAACTTTGCTGTATACATGAGCCAGTACATGAATGATCCGGAGAATCCGGAAGTGCTGGACTTTAGGAAGAATGACCTTAAGTACTACAAGATGTATCCAAGTGAGCAAGGACCATACTGTGTTGTTGATGGAGCAAAGTTCTATGTCAAGGATATGGATGTTGTGATGGCAGTTGATCCAGCAGCGAGCGGTGATATAGATACGAACTTTGTAGAGGCAATGAAGCGCGGCCGTGCGCAGAAGGCGAACAATGCTGTAGGTGTGGTGGGCCTGCATGGAAGTGGGCGGTTTTTCCTGCTTGATTTGTGGGTTGGCCGTGGTAAAGGCGAGAACCCTGAAGTAGAAGTAGCTGAGCACATGATTGAGTTGGTTGTGAGATGGAAGGGCTTTGTGCACAGAGGCTATGTCGAGTCGTATGGTGCTCAACGTGCGCTCATTACTATATTCAAGATGCTTGCAGATGAGAACCAGGTAGCGCTGAGAATGGAAGAAACACCAAGAGGTGTTCAGAAAGCAAAGAAGGTCAGAATCCGATCTATGCTTTCTTGGCCAGCACAGAATGGGCTGATTTGTGTTAGGCCTACTCAGGATAGGTTCATTTGGGAGTTCTCAAAGTTCCCACAGTCTGATCAATTTGACACACTTGATATGATGTACTGGGCCATGCATGGGCTAAGAAAGCCAATGAGTGAAGCTAATGCACAAGTATCTTATAAACAGCGCAGTAGGTATCTCCGACTGCGACGGCAGCAAATTGGTAGAGGCGGATATTGACACTTGACAATGCTGCATGGATAGATTAAGCTGAATACAGTAGTATCTATAGGAGCACGCTGCATGGTGAAGAAGAAGCAGGCCGAAGAAGTCAAGTACGAGGAGCCTGCCGCTGGGGTCACGATAGAAGTACTCAAAGAGAGAAAGCACCTTGATACGAGCGATCCTAGGTCACCTATCCTGAATGTAGGGGACGCCATAGTTAGGATAGATGGCAAGGTATTGCCTATTCGTGGAGAGCTGAACGTCGCATCCGTTCTTGTGATTCATCACTACTATCAGGCCATCTTCGGGGACATAGGAGGCCAAGGCGCCACTGTCGGAGAAACTGAGGAAGATCAGGGAGCAGATGCGGGTTGAGTACGGGAAGGACAAGGGCGATGAGGTCTTCTGGTCATCAGTAAACAAAGGGAAGTTCGGGAAAGAAGTGCAGAGGAAGCACGGTAACAGGAAGAAGTAAGTGGCCGATATTGACTTCACTGCCACAGCACAGCCACAGACAATCCCAGGTCAGTCAGCAAAAGAGCTGACAGGAATCAAGGACCGCCCGAGAGACGAAGAGATAGGACAGAGCTTCGCTGCTCAGATAGGTCTCGCTGACGAGGAAAGGCAGAGACTATCTGACTGGCTCGTGAATGAACTTCAACGTGCTACTGATGATAGAGGGGATTTCACGGACGAGCTGGCAGAGTGGGAGCGGTTGTACGAAGCAAGACCAAAAGTAGCTAACAAGACAATACCATGGGACGGTGCATCTAATCTTGTCGTCCCTGTAATTGCAACAGCAGTAGATTCAGTACTTGCAAGGCTCATGAACTCCATCTTTGCAACTGGAGAGTTATGGGCCACCAAGCAGCGTTCAGCTAAATGGGCAGGATTGACAGACCCAATACAGGCGTGGCTGAACTGGGTACAGTCAGAAGTGCTTAAGATGTACCATGTATGTCAACGTTGGTTCCTTTCGACTATAAAGAGCGGAACTGGCGTAGGCAAACTTACATGGGAACGAAGGATGAGGAAGATTGTCTACTCTGACGGCATAGGTAGTGCTACTGAAGAGATTGTAACCCTCCATGATGGGCCTGTGTTTGAATCAGTCTCACTTGATGATTTCTTCACTTCCTCAGATGCACTCTACTCACATGACGTGCAGACATGCGAGTGGGTAGCACAGCGTGGGCGCCTCACTTATAAACAGCTCAAGGAAAAGGAGGCCTCGGGCATATTCTACGACGTTGACAAGATACTGTCATATCAGAGAACGCAGTCCAGTGATGTCGTTGAGGACGAGACCGCAGAGAATGTGAGAATAACGCCCTCTGAGTACAACGATTGGGAGATTTGGGAGGTTTGGTGCTCTTATGTACTGGACGCGCCTGAAATGTCTCAGCAGGGCGAGACAAGTACAGGCGTATACCCCGCGGAACTAATAGTACATATAGAGCCCAATTCGGGGCATATCCTCAGCGTAACGTACAACTATTACCGCCACCAAGAACGACCGTTCCATGTCATCCGCTGGATGCCTCGGGAGCGTAGCTTTTTCGGTATTGGTCTATGCAAAATGCTTGCCGATATTCAGGAAGAGATTACGACAATCCACAACCAGCGGCTTGATAACGCGAGCATTGCAAACATGAAGGTGTTCAAGCGGCGTACTTCAGTTCGCATAGGTCCGCTTGACATATATCCAGGCGCACAGATTCCGGTAGAAGAGATGGACGACATAGATTCGTTCGATCTTGGAACTGAGCACTCTACACTTCTTCAGGAAGAGCTGCACACAAACTCTATTGGAGAGAAACGTTCCGCAGTCAATGATTACACTGTTGGCAGAGAGTCCTCTGCAATAGGAAGTAGAGCAACCGCAACATCTACACTCGCGCTTATACGTGAGAGCAATAAGCGGTTTGCTATGACAATAAATGATATCAGAGAGCGGTTGAGTGATATAGGTCATCAGGTGACCATGCTTTATCAGCAGTTCGCACCTGACAAAGAGGTCATGTACGAAATGTTTGATGAAGAGGAAGCTGCCCTTATGCAACAGTGGTTTACTCTTCCTGTTGAGTACACAAAGACTAACATATACATTGATACTCCTGCTATCTCGGAAATGAACAATAAAGAGATGCAGCAGCAGATATTGTTCACTTTGCTACAGGTTGTAGAGAAGTTCTATATGGGCATTGGAAACGCTATGATGGTCGTAGCGAATCCGCAAGCGCCCATGCCTGTCAAGGAAGTGGCCAAACAAGCTGTTATATCCTCTTCTCGCATATTCCAGAAGATACTGGAAGCGTTCGATTTCAGGGACGCGAAAAGCTACGCGCCAGATATAAATCAGCTCTTGGCGCTAATGAGCGGCATGGAGATGATGGGAGGTATGGGTGGACAAGCGACCGGCCCGGAGACTCAACCCGGAGGAGGCGCGCCTACTGGAGGCGCTCAAGCACAAGCACAGCAATCAGCTATGGGTGGCGTTGGAGGCCAAACTCAACAGAGACCTGGAGGACGCCCTCAAGGGAGTAATGGAGCTGGGCAACGAGGCGGACCGGGGCAGGTATCTGGAGGCGCATTCGGTCCTTGACTGGGTGCGGCAACAGGAAATTATTTTGGATGAAGCGGCAAAAGAGGCCGATATCATAGACGAAGCTTCGGAGGGAAGAAGTGGCAGACGGCAATAGCCCGGAACAGGGCAACGAGCAGCAGCAGCAGCAGCAGTCTATCCTGCCAGAAGAACTGCAGGGCAAGTCCGCTGAAGAGATTTACTCGATCCTCGATTCAGAGCACAATCGTGTTCTGAGTGAAACTGTACAGAGTCTAAGTAGACAGACACCTGCACAGCCAGAACAGCAACCGAAGCCGCCGAAGCAGCAGCCAAAGCAGCAGTGGTCGCCCCAGCAGTATCAGCAGCCGCAGCAGCAACAGCAGCAGCAAGAAAGGATTCCTGATCCGTACCTTGACCCTCAGGGGTACAACCAGTTCATGGACGAGCAGTTCAACCGTAGGATGAGTCCTCTGGTTCAACAGCAGTCACAGGCCATGCGTGGGACTAACAGAGAACTGTTTCAGAGCAAGATTCCTTCTGAGGAGTGGAGCAAGTTTGGTGAAGAGGTCGAATCTTTCATCGACAATCTGCATCCTCAGCTTCAGGGCCATCCCGACGCTTACAAAACCGCCTACAATATCGTGCTTGCAGGTCACAAGGACGAGATTATAGAGGAGCAGTCGAGCCGCAAGACGCTTACTGTTCTCACAAAAGTGCTTGCAGGTCTTGGGATGGAGCCTGACCAGATTACGGATGCACTTCGTAAGATGGCGAGCGGTGACAATGATATTGGGATGAAGCTTCCCGAAGCACCAAAACAGGAAGCAAGGAGCTTGTTTCAGCCCAATACAGGTGTGCGGAGTACCATTGTAGACCCGCTTAGCCAATCGATTCGGTCGTTGTACCCGAAGAGCAGCAGCAGTAAACCTAAAAAGGCGCCTCTGTCAGAGGACGCAAAGCAGGTTATGGCGTTCTTTGAGATGGACGAGAAGGAATACGACGAGTTCGCGAGCCAAAACACCGATCTGATAAGTCAGATCGCAAGGAACGGAGGAATCTGATATGGCCGAATCGGCAGTAGAAAGGATACGAAAGGCAAAAGAAGCGCGTGAAGCCGCAGAAGAGTCGGTAGCATCGGAAGCTGATGAAGTTCGTGCAGAGTTTCCGCAGGAGATACTGTCAAAACTATCGACTGAAGACCTTCAGAAGATAGTTGAGGTCGTATCTCATCGTTTCGAGCGACGGATGAAAGAATCTGAAGACAGATTTGAGACACTACGGCTCGAACTTGAGAAACAAGGTGCTTTGAAGCACCTAAAAAACAGAGGTCAGTTCGCTGATGGTAGTATCAAGGTACGATCCCTACGGTTTAACCCGCCGGATCACTTGTCAG